AGCATCGATTGCATCTTCGCGATCAGGCAGTTAACTAACCTGTTTGCAAAGATCGAGCTACCGTGTAGTGATTCACGTGTAGTTCGCGCGATGCAGGCCTACGTAGAATGTGAGAAGGAACTTGAAGCATGGGAAAGTACGGTCTCGCGGGAACTCTTACAGAGTTTCCACAGGACCTCCCGGCTGCTTTTTGCTGATGTTCTCACTACTATGGATAGCTATATCTATAGTGGTGATATTCAGCCTGCTCATGGTCCTGGGTCTACGGCAGATGGGCTTGTTGGGAACAACAAGTTCAGAATGCCGCAATGGACTCAACGCCTGGAAAGCATCTTTCCTTACTCGGAATTTTGTCTACCAGGTTGGAAGTACTTCTACTTCCAAGACCAGATCAAGTTCCTTGAACCTGGAGAAGAGATGCCTGTTAAGGTGATCTCTGTTCCTAAAACGCTACGAAGCCCTAGGGTGATAGCGATGGAGCCGTCCTACATGCAGTTTATGCAGCAGGGCATTCTCCGCCGTTTAGTCCTAGAGTTAGAAGACCCAGAGGAACTATGTTCTAGTTTCCTTGGATTCACAGACCAGGTCCCTAATAGGGATTTGGCTTGTGAAGGTTCCCTAACTGGTCAGTTGGCTACTTTGGATCTCAAAGAAGCTAGCGACCGTGTTCCGTATCTGCTTGTAAAGCAACTTTTGGAGCATCACCCGTGGTTATATGCCGCGGTGGATGCTACTAGAAGTCGCAGAGCAGAAATTTCCGAATTGGGGTTATGCATTCCCAATCTACGGAAATTTGCGTCTATGGGTTCCGCCCTTTGCTTCCCCTTCGAGGCGATGGTTTTTCTTGTCATCGTTCTTATGGGGATTTCAAATGCAAAGGGTAGACCACTCACGCGGAGCTTTTTGAACGAGCTCCGTGGTAAAGTGCGCGTCTATGGGGATGATATCATTGTCCCCACGGACTGTGTCATTTCCGTGATCGATCATCTTGAGGCGTTCGGCTTCAAGGTTAACGATCGCAAGTCTTTCTGGAACGGCAAGTTCCGAGAGTCTTGTGGAGGAGATTTCTATGCCGGGCAGGATGTTACTCCTGTTCGGTTTAAAAAGGAATTTCCTCAATCACGGAAGGACGGAACCAAAGTGAAGGCTCTGGTTGAATTCCGTAACCGCCTGTACTTGCGCGGTATGTGGAAGACGGCCAGTTGGTTAGATGAGCGGATCTCTGTCCTGTTGAAGGGACATTATCCGATCGTCGAACCAACTTCACCTGGTATAGGTCGTCTATCTTTCCTGCCTTACGTGACAGAAAAGATGGACGAGCGAACGTATGCTCCTAGAGTCAGAGCATATGCTTTGCGACCGGTTATCAAA